GACGGAGAGCGAGATAGTCCATTCTGCAAAGTGTGCATCCTTAGAAGCAATGAATACTTCCCAAGGCTTGCCGTTCTTGCTGTTAACTGTGACGTAGATCGCAGACATCAACATAGGATGTTTGATCTTATAGGTCACTCCTGGTAAAGCCTCAGGTCTAGCAACCTGCGCTTCAGCGCGCTCCGTCACAGGTTCTGGTTCTGGCTTGGGTTCGGTGGCGTCCATGAGCTTCTTGTCTAGGGTCTCTAGGATAGCACCGCGTACCTCACTGGGGCGATAGGTTGTGCAACCCTTACAGCCCATATCATAAGCGTCGCTGTAGACCTGCTTGAACTCCTCGTAGGTTATCTCTACGGGACAGTTGATAGTCTTGGAGACCGATGCATCAACCCAGTACTGAACTGCACCTTGCACTTTTAGATGGTCTTGCACAGCGAGGTCGTTGGCACTGGCCCACACAGCCTCATTCTGAACAACCTCTTTGTTAACTGTCCCCTTAACGTGGTCATAGAACCTCGCGATGAAGGACTTACAGACCTTAGGCTCGCTGAAGCTGCCATCTCGTAGACGCACACGACGCTTGTACTCGAATTCGAAGTTCGGTTCGAGTCCGCTAGACACATTGCCGAAAGCGATCGAGGTAGTACCTGTTGGTGCAACTGTCAACAGTACACCATTACGGAGACCATACTCGCCAATAGCCTTCCTGACCTCTTTGGGTAGCTTATTGATGAAGGGTCTCTGTTCGAGATCAAGGATGGAGCACTTAGGGAATGTACCTAGATCCTTTGCACAGTAGGCTGAAGTTTGATAGGCAATGGTAGCAATATGCTTCATCACCTGGTCAACCATGGCTACTGCAGAAGATGAACCATATCGCAAGCCCAACTGGATCAACATATCGCCTAGACCGGTAATTCCAAGTCCAATACGACGTGTGGATCTCATCTCGTCAGCTTGCTGCTTCAGCGGATAGTTCGATGCATCAATAACTGCGTCCAAAAACCGTACACCGTTGCCCACTGCATGAGAGAGCAAAGTCCAATGGATTTCTGCATGGTTTGTGAATGGATGCAGTACAAGCCTAGCAAGGTTGATAGCACCGAGATCGCATGCCCCATAGGGTGGAAGAGGTTGTTCACCGCATGGATTGGTAGCACTGATCGTTTCACAGTACTGCAGGTTGTTCTCGTTGTTGATCCGGTCGATGAAGATCACACCTGGCTCAGCATGCTCATAGGTATTCTTCAGGATGAGATCCCAAAGTTCCCGTGCTTTCAGCACTCCCCAAACATACTTGCCGTTCGTTCCAGGCCCGCTAGTGTGGGTGCCAATGAGGTGTGGGTATTTGAATTCTGGATCCATGCAAGGATGCTCAGAGACAAGATACCAGTAATCGTCATTCCTGACAGCCCGCATGAAGTCGTCTGTGACAAGTACAGACACGTTGAAGTTGGTGAATCGGCCTGCCTGGCGCTTAGCCTGGATGAACTTGATGATGTCAGGATGATCGCAGCGCATAACTGCCATCATAGCACCTCGACGTGCACCAGCATTCATCAGACTGCTGCACATAGAGTTCCACATGTCCATGAATTTGAGAGGTCCTGATGCGTCAGAACCGACTCCGTGAACAATAGAGCCTTCAGGACGTAACGTGGAGAAGTCCATCCCAATACCGCCACCCTGTTGCTGAGTGGCAGCACTTTCACTGAGAACGCGCATAATGCTTGCCATATCATCACCAATGGTGTCCATGACATAGCAGTTCATCAATGTGACGTTCTTCTTTGTCCCAGCACCTGCAAGGATCCGGCCAGCTGGCATAAGAATGCCATCACACATCAGGTTGAAGATTTCCTTCTGATACTTGCCGTATGCATGAGATGCTGGGACAACTGCTTTTGCGACCCGCTCGAAAACGTCTCGCGGGCTTTGCTCACCTGGCTGGAAATACTTGTCTTTCCAGATCTCCTGTACGAATTCGTCTCCGTACAGGTCAAAGCTTTTGTGAGCATCATCGACTAGGGAAGATATGTGACGCATGAGATTACCTTGGTCTACTGTGCTTGCTTAATGAGCGGAAGGATGTTCTTTGGCTTTGTACGGGGTTTCGCGCGTTTACGCTTTGGACCCTCAACGATAGCATCTTGGAGAGTCATTGCCTTATATAATAGGCGTCTTTGCGGCCCCAGATTCTCAATAACATCCCCCAGTATTGCAATAGCCGATGTAGTTGTTATCTCGGCTGAAAGGCGTCCTTCCCTAATTGATGAGACCTTCCAATAAGTCTTGGTCTTCTCTTCCAGAGAGTTCATTATAGCGACTTCCATTTGTTCGTATCCCCACATATTATAATACAAACTTCTATATAGGCAAATCAAGTTCAAATAGATTGTAGACCATATTTTTAACACGGTCTCAATCTACTTCTGCATAGACCTGATCTGCTCTATACGTTCAGGCAACTGCTCGAAGGTGCACTTCTCGAGACTACCCCAGGCTGTACCTATCTTGAAGTCTGCTTTGAAGGGAACCTTCTTTAGACCCCAGTTGGGTGCCTCATTTTCCATGTTCTCTATGAGGATCTTCGTAGCATTGAGACATACCTCCGGATCTAAAGGTGCATGTAACAGTGTAGAGTCGTGAACAAGGTTTGCAATCCTAACTCCCCACGGTCTGATAAGTGGACGAGTTTTACGTGCAGCAGTTATGTTGATGTCCGATGCAATGGACTGATGCGGAAAGTTAGCTGCTTCGTTCTCCAGTGTCTGCTTGTTCTCAGGAGTCACAATCCCAAATCGACGCTTCCGTCCAAAGGGAGTTATAAGCACTTGACCCCTATTAGGTGCATTACGACACCGCTGGATGAAATTCCATGCTGTAGAATAGGTTGTTGCCCAAGCCTGAATCCATCGTTCAGTCTCATACACTGGCAACTTGAACTCTTCAGCAAGGCTTGGTGCTTCACGTCCATACACGATACCGAAGTTCACCGCCTTAGCTCGCATCTTCTGCTCACCAGGGATGTCTTCAACCGCGCAGCCGAACATCTGCAAATAGTACTGAACTTGCTTTGGAGTCCAGTCAGATGGTTTGCCGTAGATCGCCTGGGTAGTCTTGTCGTGCAGAGAGATCTCGTTCTTCAGGTAGATCTCCATCAGCACAGGATCCCCAGACAATTCTGCTAGACATCTCAGCTCAGCCTGGTTAAGATCTGCCTCAATAAACACGTGTCCAGGATCTGCAATAAACTGAGACCGAATATGAGGGTCTCGAGGGATATTCTGCAGATTGGGGTTGCGCGATGCAAGTCGTCCAGTTACAGTTCCATGAAGCAGATATGTCGAATGAACTTTACCATCACTATGAACATAATGCTTCTGTGCTTTGGTTACTTTAGTCTTACGGGACTTCGGCGGGATTAGTGGCCGAACATAAGTTGAATATGCCTTGGAAAGGCGGCGATAATCCGTTAAAGCAACCACAGCTGGATGCCTTGGTAACATGGCGATTATCTTCTTGTCTGTCGAGCGCTCTTTCTTGACAGGGATCTTGATCTTGTCATAGAGCAGCACGCACATCTGCTGTGACGAGTTTGGATTGATGTCCGTACCCATCAACTTCCTGGCATAGCGGTTGAGGATCTCTTTAGGTTCCTCCATAGCTGCCAGAATACGGTTCTCGTTCTCTATTGCTTTAGGGACATCAACCCGGAGTCCCTGCAGCTCAATATCTACCAGCAATTCACTTGCAGGAATTAGTGTACGTGTGTACAGCTTCTCCAGGTGTGCATCCTTTGCCACCCTTTCGCGCAGTACAAAGAAGTCCTGAAGGGTATTTGAAATGTCATATGCTGCATATTTAGTTAGCACTGGGGCTGGAATATGCGCATAGCTTGCACCTTTGTAGGGAAGATATTCTTCAAGCATTCCTTTCCAGTCAGGTGCACCGATAAGATCCTTTGATACCTGCTCCAAGTCATGCATGCCTTTGGTTTCATCCAAGGCATAAGAAAGCAGCACAGTATCTTCATCGACTCGGCTGTTGATACCATTATGCTGCAAGAAGCCATTATCAAACTTGCCATTATGCCAAACCCAACGTACCTTATCTTCAGGCAGTTCCATCAGATTCTTGACAGCAGTAGTTGGCTTCTTGATCAGTTCCTCAGGTAGAATGTACACATGTCTAGGATCGTAACAAAGACCTCCAAGCAGGATGTAATCATCAACCGGACAGAAGCCACTGGTTTCCAAGTCACTTGCTACCGGAATTGCACTTCCCTGTTTATATGCACGCCTAAGAATCTTCTTCCTGACAGCTTCCACTTGTCTGTCTGTAGTGAGGATTGAATAGTGAGGTACAATATGCGTCTTAGGAGGTTTACCTGCCAAGAGATCATACGCATACATGACGTCGTCTTTGAACTTTGGTAAGGAGCCGTTGCCCCGTAGCAAGAATGCCGGATGCACAGCTGCAACTATACCATGTTCAGCATAATCTGATTTGAATAGTTTTCCTCTGACGGAGGTGATCTTCAAGCTATAATCACCTGTCAGAGACCAAATAGCTCCCGCACCAAGTGCAAGAATTACCTTTCGAGGATGGCGGCGTATCTCAGCATCCAGTTTGCTGTGACATGCACGACAGGCTATTGCGAGAGTGCCTTGGTCTTTCTTGTTTTGAGGAGGATGGCATTTAAATGCATTGGTAATGTAAGGCTCAACGCCGTACTTGCTGATGATTGATTCCAACAGCTGTCCACTAATACCAGCAAATGGCCTACCTTCTTTGATTTCTGTCTTGCCAGGAGACTCACCTACAATGACGATGGGTGAATCTATAGGACCCCTAGAACCGCAGGTTGCTCCCTTGAAGGGACATCCATCACAGTTACCAAAGACGTTAAGCTTATCTGCCATTGTTGGAGCATGCATCTTAATGCCACCCTTGCTCTTGCTTTTGCTTTTTGATCAGTCGTATTTGATGAGTGCACGCCGGATGAATTCGATATTCCGAAACATCTTGATGTCGACATCCTTCGTGGTCTTCCAAAAGTCGCCACGAGCAGGATGTCCTTTCATGCCGAAGGATATTTCAAGTCCCTTATCAGCCATATGCAAAGGTACAGCTGAATCGATACCCTTGACGATTGATTCCCTGGCAACGATCATGTCGTCGAAGAGGTTATTGGTGAACCCGAATAGATGCATAGGAATCCGTCGTTTGCCGTAGATCTGAGAGACCATTTCGACCGTCTTGACAGCTTCCCAACGGGTAGGGCTTAAACCTCCATCAACAAAGTTCTTGGCAATTCCCCACAGGTCGACTGCATCAGGAACTTGCTTGAGAATGTCTTCAGCACATTTGAAGAACTCTTCCTTGGTGCTGCCTTGCGGGATTGCACAGAACCGCACGCCATGGAAGTCATTGCGCAAACTAGCCCACTCTTTAGCACACTTGACAATTTCCTGGACAGTTGACTTGGCATCCATGAGTATGTCCGGATACACTGCATAGAGTTGGTTATGTCCATTATGCAATGCTCTCACAGCCTCAGACATCTCCCGGAGGGTGATTGGGAAGCCAAGTTCAATGACAGAATTGTCAATGATGATGGTGTGTGCAGTATGTGTATTGCAGAAAAGCTTACGGAACCTTTCAGGTTGTTCTGCCACATCATGAGCCAGCACTAGGTGATATGTACCCAGTGCTCTCAGCTCATTCAACTGTTCGAGAACTTGAATAGGTCCTACGGGTGCAAATTGCTTTCCTACAGCAGGATCGAGGTACCCATCAGTCCATTGCGGACTAGAACAGGGAATAGAACCGGGAATAGAACTAGGATGATTCATGATGTCACCTTCCTATCTGCATGAGGGTTAAGAGTTCTTGACGAAGCTCTGGTACTTCCAAGAATTTGCCTGACAGTCTACTCGTCGTAGTATCAGAACAATGATCTTCCACACCCCGGAGCTTGACGCAGTAGTGATCTGCTTTGATGATGACTGCCACATCTTCCGTCTCCAGGATAAAGCGGAGTGCTGCAGAAATCTGTTCAGTCAGTCGTTCCTGTATCTGAGGCCGGCGTGAGAAGAACCCAACGATTCGATTGAACTTGGAAAGTCCCATAACCTTCTTGTCTGGAAGGTATGCAACAGTTGCATGGCCAATAAATGGCAGGAAATGGTGTTCACACATCGACTTGACCTCGATCTTGTCGATTAGCACCATTTCCCTGTACTTCATCTTGTTCTCGACGGTAGTACACTTCGGGAAGTTGCTATAGTTAAGTCCGGTGAAGATTTCCTTTGAGTACATCTTTGCAACCCTATCAGGGGTCTCGCAAAGAGAGTCGTCAGAAAGATCAAGACCAAGTGCTTGCATAATGCCATCTTGGCTCTCTCTGATATCTTCATATGCATAATTGCTAGGTGCACCAATCAACGGGGTCTCGATACCGAGATCTTTCAGGTGCGCGTGGATTCTCCGACCCAGTTCAAAATCGTTTGCCATGTCAGACGCCTTGCTTATTACCCCAGAGGAGCACATGGAACTGTGGAAGGATACGTGCATGCTTAAGCGAAGGCTCAGCTAGCAGTTCCTCGACGATAATACGGTAGTCGCGCAGCAGATCCTTGATGTCTACCTGATCATGCTTGTCACCGTCATCATCCACAGTGGGAGGACATTCATTGCCAAGGGACAGATATAGACAGTGATACTGTTCAAAATTATATCTGGCGTCCATTTCCTTGACGAATTCAATGTCACGCCTGTCCATGACGACTATCTTGACAGCGAATCCTGGATTAGTCTTGTACTTGTTGAAGATAGCCTCAAACTTTGCCGGTTCGAACTTCTCACCCATTCCAGGACCCTTAGGTGAGACTGTCAATACATGCACATGTTCGAACCACTTGGGATTGAGTGTACCCTGTGTCTCGACCGAAATCATATAACCTGCGTCGTCTAGTAGACGAACGAGTTCACTCAAGTCCCACATAGCAGGATTACCTCCGGAGAAGGTAACCCATTTCGTTCCAGTCACCTGCATTGTAGCATTGAGCTGGTCGAAGATTTCTTGTGCAGTCATCATGACGGCATTCTTATGCACAAGATCGGGCAAGACGGCATGAAGGGAATCGCATTTGGTACAGCGGTAATCACAACCACCAAAGCGCACAAACATTGTTTGCACGCCTATAACGATCCCTTCACCTTGAACAGTTGGGCCGAAGATTTCGATTACCGGAAATCTTCGTTCTGCTGCCCTGTTTTCTGAGCTCATTTTAGTCTCCTGACTATAGCCGAGTTGCCTTCATGTTCTGCAACTTCGACTTCTTCGACCCATACACTACGGTCTTGAGTCGAAATCCTGTTGGAGGCTAACCAGTCTTCGGCCATGCTGTAGATCATGTGTGCAACAGACTCGCACCCAGTTGAAGGTACTAGCACTAGCTGGATTAGACCCTTCTCATGCAGTTTCCTGAAGGTTTCCAGTTCAGGATCGTCAGAGGCCACTAAGGTCTTGTGATCAAGGAAGGTCTCTAAGTCCTTCTTGAACGTCTTAAGGCTGCCAAAGTCAACAACCCAGTTACGTTCATCAAGGCCATGTGAACCAAACTTGATGTGAACCTTCAGTGCGTAGCCGTGCAGAAACCGGCAATGAGATTCTGCACGCCACTGACGAAAGCAACAGCTAAGACCTACGCTGTGATTGTAGGTCTTAGTGCTAATGTATAATCTGCCATTGTCACCAGTCATTATGGCCACTCAGATCCATAGTCAAGAACACCATACTGCACATCATCGACTGTTACTGACACGTCGATCTGATCTGCATACGATAGGACTGAAGGTTGATACCCATCAGCAATTGCCTGGCTGAGTGCTGCATTGAACTCCTGCGTGGCAATCTTCAGTTGGCGTAGAGTTGCGCTTTCCAATTTCATCTCCCTTCTGATCGTTCTGTACAGTTCTCTAAGACTAACGAACACGACATCACCGAATGCCATGTACAAATTAGTCAGCGTACTCCGTCGGGTCGGTGACACCGGCCTTCCGAAAAGCATCCTTTCGCGCACGGCAAGTAGGGCACTTACCACAATGCAAATCCCCACCATCGTAGCAAGACCAAGTATCACGCCAATCAACACCGAGCTCTTCCCCGTAACGAACGATGCGATCCTTTGTCATCCACTGCAGTGGAGTGTGCAGACGCACCTTATGATATGTACCAATGTAGATGGCGTTGGCCACAGCCCCGTTGAACTCAGGAGTACAATCAGGATATGCCCAATTAGCAGCATCTTCAGCATGCGCACCGTAGAACAAAGCATGTTCCACTCGGTCGGGATAGGACGAGAGATACCGTTCGTTCTTCCCTTCCCAATCTTCCGAAGCACCGACTGTGAATGCTGTAGCCACTGACAACAATGTACCGTTGCGATACGGAACATATGTTGGACTAACACCAGAGATCTCATCATAGGACACATCTGGAATGTCCCGATTCTTATCCGTCAGCATGCTTGATGGGAATACACCCTGCACTTGAACAATCTTGAAGGGTACCTTCAGCTTCTGACAGGAAACCTTTGCATAGTCAAGCTCTTTCTTGTGACGCTGACCATAGTTAATAGAAAGGGCGAGTACATCATCGTACACGCCCTTGTCCCTCTCATTGACTGCATGGTATAGGCAGGTTGTTGAATCCATGCCACCACTTAGAAGTACTACTGCAATGCCAGTCATTGTTGTCCCTCACTTTCCGCATCAGCCACAGGTTCAGGTTTGTAGGAATTAAGTGCATTCGCAATGAACTGGGCAATTTCCTCTTTATGTGTAAAAGCCAGAATTCCCTTGCCGTGTGGGAATTCCTGATTATTGTCAATGACAAGATAAACCGACGGGATAGATTTCGACTGCTCTATGGCAAATCGTGGTGTGTTAGTATCCATCTTCATCCTCGTCGGAGAAATGTCTCAGGTAGCTAGGGAATGCAGTTGACTTTGTAACAGCTTTGTTTGCCTTAGCATAGTCTGCTACTGCATCCTGTTCTGTAGGCTCGACATAATTGCCTTCTCGCCGGAATCTGTCAACCTCAGCTAGGTCTACCATCCAGCGACCGCCTATCTTGATTCCGCGGAGTTTACCCTCTTCCACGTACTTCTTGGCTGTCGGCCAGCTAAGTGGAATCAACCTACATGCTTTGGTTAGGGAAACTCTGCCTACTAGAGGTTTCGCCATTTCTAACTCCGGTGGGTAGATGTGGGTGGATGATTCTCGGAGGGACCGATCATCCACCCACCTGTTCAGCTAAGCTTACCCAGCAGGGGATTAGCCGAACAGATTCTCAGACGGAGGAAGCAGGTTCTTCACCTGATTCCGAGTCTCACCCTGATAGTCCTGGGTGTCAACCTTCACACGAATGCTACGGCCAACGAGAACCTTGTTTTCAGCCAGCTCACGCGGCTTGAAGGGCGAAACCAGAACGTCTGGTGCGATCTTCGCCAAGGCAGCCTTGGTGAAAGGGAGAGCCTTCGCGGAGAACGACATGTTGTTAAAGAGCTTGCGGCCGATATAACCCTGCTCCTCGTTCGTCAGGGTGATCGTCAGAGCCCACATCGGCATACCAGATGCCTGAGACAGCTTGTATTCCATGTCGGTGATTTCGGCGTCATACGTGCCCTTGGGAATGAGCTCATATTTCGCTTCCTCGACATCGTCCATCTGAATGACAAAGTCACCCTCGCCATCTTCGATGAGGAATGAGGACTCTTCTTCGACTGCAACGTCTTTCTTAGCCATTGTCAATATCCTGTTATGTCTTTGCTAGTAGTGATTGCCGTTAACTGTTCGTCGTTCCCGTTCAGTTATAGGCCCATATCCTTCATCAAAGATGCCATAGTAGGATCTTCAAGGAAGGCCTTCTTGAGAGAGGCACGACGGTTCTTAGCGTCGAACTTCCCTCCAACAGGTTGCACCCACAAACGACGAGGGGCAACCTTATCTTCGGTGGACTGCCCAACTTGGAGCCAAGCAACCACATCGAAGAATCCCTGAATATGAGCTGCTAGCTTGCCAGTGAGATGGGGTCTAAACAACTGGCGCTTCTGCTCATCTTGTTCATAGTCTTGTGCTGCTGTCATGAGCACGTGCATTGGAAGATCACGCATGCCTCGAATGAACAGCTGCATCTTGTTGAAGTTCAACTTGTATTCCTTGAATTCGGCTGTGTTCATATCCAGATGCAAAGCCTGGTCTACAGAGATGCCGAGCAAGTCGTACATATTGAACTGTTCGATCTCGGACAGACTGTCAACGATTACGGTCTTGTACTTACGCAGCCGATCAGGTTCAAAGATTCCTTCCCCAAATACTTTCTGCTGCAACTCAAGAAGCTTCGCATCATCGCCTCGATCACGATAGATGCAGTGCGCTTTGAGAAAGTCCTTGACAAAAGACAGCTGCTTGAAATTCTGAACTCGAACCTCGTCAATGAGCTGCACATTCTTGATGCGGTCAGTCTCAAGATAGGTCAGATCGCCAGCTTCGGCGTTGATCATCAAGACATCGCGCATGTTCTCGACATCCACAGATGTACCCACAAGTTCGGTCTTCCCCGCACCGTAGGATCCGTAGACGAGCAACTTGAACCACTTGTTTCGCCCGGTTGCAGTCATGGACGAAATTTGGAAGGGTGCAGCTTGTACTGGTTTTGCTACTGGTGCTGCTGCTTGTGACTGTGCACCTGTTGCCGATGCCGTAGGAGCTGTCGGCTTGACATTCGTTGGGGCCGCCATTGCTATGCCTCTATGTGTGGATTAGGTATTGGTGTGGTTTGCTATCAAAGCTGCAGCACGATCAGCACCAAGAATGTGAATCGGGCGTTTGATCGGATGCTGTACAAGAGCAGCCCATGCATTAGACTCCTGCTCACGCTTCCTGTAAAGCGTCGGGTCATTTAGTTCAGATTCAAAATCAGACCCGTCATCGACTGATATGCATGGGGACAGGAAGTTACACATGAGGCAAGTCATTCTGCCTGGAGAAGGATACAGCCTCAAATTCGGGTCGATCATGTCAGCAGCTTCCATCAGGATCTTGATGCCTTCTGACTCGATCTGCATTCTAGACCTGTCTATACGGTCTCTGCGAATAAATGCATCACTCTCTGGCCCTTCCTTCTTGGCAAGTTCATTCAACACTGCAATGTACTTGTTTGGAAAGACCTTCGGATCCCCGTAGATATCGAGCAGTGCCTGCCTGTACATGCGATGGGTAGTTTTCTGCTTGGTGTCTAGGCTGAGAGTGCCATTTGACAGCATTCTAGGTACACGAGGGGATTCCTTCAGATGCTGCTGGTAAATAACACCAGCAACCGGAATATCATATACTACTGATGCAGCCCAACAGTACGCACTGACTTGAGGATCATTCGCAAGATGGCGCGTTTCCAACATCTTCGCCGTCTTGTACTCGACAATCCAGAGCAGCCCGGTATCAGGATCGATAGCAATACGATCAAATGTGCCACGATACACAACCATGTCAAGTTCGGCAGCTTCCAGAAGGTCAGCGTGCAAAGGCAGCTCGATCTCGAACCTAACCTCACACTGTGGAATACCGTCTACGACATATGTGGGATAATCTTTGCGCGACTTGCGCCAGAGGTCGTAGTAGTTCATCATCTCGACCCCAAGTACCTTCAGCTCTTCAAAGTCCCAGGGGAGGCTCTTAGGCTCTAGCGTTTGGGTAACGCGAGCATAGTCTAGAAGGGCTTCTGCTCCACTGGCATATCTCTGATACCCGTGAACATCCTCAAGGGCATAGTGGAATGCAGAACCGAACCAAAGGGGAGAGGCTTTAACGGTTGGCTCGAGAAAGCGTCCCATGTGGGAGCTCCAAGCCCATTTACGGCGGCAGCTTTTGAATGAACCACGATCACTGGTATGGATAGCAGCATAGCGGAGCTTGCTCTTTTCGCCTGCCGGATGCTCTGGGATAGACCCCGCGAACATCTCATCCATGGACGGGTCTGCATTTGGAACGTCAAATAGATCTGACATTTACTGTCGCCGTAATTTGTTGGTTGTTATGCAGTTGAGTGTTCTAGCGCACGGATGCTCAGTTAACTGTTTGCTCGTGCTATTGTTATATAATACAGTAGCTCAACTGCACAATCAAGAGGAATCTTTGGGTCATTTTATTGTGCGGTCATTACCACCATTCAGGCATGACCATATTGTAGAAGATCACAATAATAAAGCCCCACACAGTAGGTACAGCCCACTCGAGCGTCTTTTGGGTAGACCAATGCCATGGCCAAGATCTATTGGCTTCTTGCTCCCACTCACGCCCCATCCAGAAGCACATGTTCAGGAAAGCAATGCCATAGTCAGCTGGCACGAACAACCCAATCAGCACAAGAGCTGCTGCACCTAGTAGATGTAGAAGGATGTCATTCATTATCAAGTCCCCACGTTTGCTTCCACTTATCGGTCTTAGTCTCTGTCACTGTCTCTCCTAGCTCGCATGGCTAGATCGGTCATTTGCGATATCCTAACAGTTTGCGCATTGTCTGTCGATCACTTAGCAAGGTCATCACGTTTGTTCTGCGCTGGATTAGGTTCTCAATCACCTGTTCCTCAAATGTGTCCTGATGAACGAGGTAATAGCAGTTGACAATGTGTTTGATAATGAGCTGCCTATGGAGGCGATCTTCTGCCTGCTCATTTTCCTCCTGGTCATACTCTTGCCCGATAAAGAAGCAGGACGAAGCGGTTTCCAGTTCGAAGGATTCGGCGTACTTGATTGAGCAGACAATAACGCCTCTCGTCGCTTTAAAGCGTCTGATACGGGCTTCCAATTCGTCGGGTTCGAGTCCGCCTTGCAAGATTTGGCAGTCGGTAACAAGTTTTGACTGCAAGAGGGTTTGCTTAAAAAGTGGGAGGCAAGATGTGAATGGGCAGAAGATAACCACATGTCGATCTTCTGGTTCAGCTTCGTCCAATGTATCCAGAACATATTGCATCGCAGCTCCAACACCGAGCGAAGGGTCTATCATCTGGGGGCAGTAAAGTAACTGCCTGAGCTTCAGCAACTTTGTCAGCGGGTTGCCTACGAACAGAATGTCGTTCTCCAGCTCCGCGAACATGTGCTCGCTCAATTCATCATAGACCCTAC